AACCGTTAGCGGCTCTCCCTTGAACACCAGACCTCTGGTGCAGGTCGGAAATTTGAAAGAATTGATGGCCTGTGCTTGGGGAATTTCTCAAGATAAAGTTGAGAGAGTCCTTGCGCACTCACCTTCTTATCCCAGGATGATGATAGCACCTTCATTGCTTTAGTGAAGGCCCTATTTCGAATAAAGTGCAAAATGTTATTGATCTTGTCAGCCCATAGAGGGCGACCAATACCTTTTGCATGGAGCTCCTTGAATGTTCCGATAGCGCCCTTCGTACGCAGTAAATTGTTGACTTTGCGCTGCCTCAGCAGCAAAGTGCGTTCAATCGCGTCACGTCGGAGCGCCGAAGGGCGACTTCCGAGTCGTCCTTGCATTCGAGATTCCATTTCGATTTCTGTCATCGCATGGATAAGAACATCTGCAGCAGAACTCGGCCCTTTCGGGTCGAGTGGCTGGATTCTTAGTCCCTCTCGCATTGATTTGATGCGAGGGTCAGTGTCCGTCACTGATATTGGGGTTGGTCCGAACAAAGCGTAAGAAACAAGCGTTGCCGCTGTTATCTTGCCTGTCCCTCTCCCTCCCCGGGAGAGTGGGCCTGTTATTCCGACCCTTAGGGCTGAACGGATCGCCGTTCGTCTAGCTGCTCTCATCAGTACATTGTGCCCAGATACGTTCATAAGAGTATCCACAATAGCAACACCTGATGAGTTGTCTAATGCACGCGCACCTGTTGCTTCCCCGATTCTCAGACACGTATCCGCATACGCAGAGTATGGCCCGCTTCTGATCACGAAGCGTTCGCAGAATACCCCGTATTTCGGAGACCTGAACGATTTCTCGTAGTTAGATTGTAGACCAAGTTCCGCGATATTCGCTTCATAGCGATCGCATTGGTCAACAGTCCACAAAGCAGAAAGGTCGTCACCGCATACTCGATATGAGTTACGGTGAGCGCCAGCTTTTCTAGCGGCGAAACTATTGAGAACGTTAAGCACTGTCCATCCTGGTCCCAGGCCCATAAGCGCGCCACAAGTAGTAACCTCCCCTCCGTCCGATTCGTCGAAACGGAAGGGTTTAATTACTGCTTTAACGGCCGCGGCCCACCAAGATGGAGCACCTGTGTGCTTCACAATCTCGTTCAGAACGAATTTAGCCGTGTCGATAGAGATAGGATCTGTGGACTTGCTGAGATCAGCCGAGTAGATAATTTGATTGACACTATGGTAATTTGTTAGCCGAACCCTCTTTCCGCGAAGCGCATCCCGCGTTATCGCGAAATTCTTTAAGTAGGGAACTAACACATTTGTCATACTGCGTGCAATCAAATTCACAGAAGCATTATTCAATGTCGCTACACGTATCTTCCCATCGGGTTGTACGATCGGTAGCAGTTTGATAGAATCTTCCTTGGCGCAAGCCTTGAGGGTTTTCTCGAACACCACTCTGAATGATGCTTTCTTATTCTTCTCGATACCGATCGCTGATGGTCGGGATTTATCGCCATAGCCGTGTTGTAGTTTCCTCAACTCGGGCATCTTTTGGCATATACCTCGTTCGTCCAGCTTTGTATCACAATCATACCAACCTAAGCCGTATTCATGTGCAATCTTTATTCTGTACTCTGTCATCTGTCTT